GTGCTCGAAAAATGAAGCCATAGCTTAGTATCCTGATTGAACTTGTGTGGTAGCGCCCGAATATTCAGATGTCTTGGCGTGCTGCAATGCTCTGCCCATCGAACTCTGATATGCGCCTTCCCAGCGCGAACCGTCAGACCCTAAATAATTAGCGGCCTCGGCAAGCGTCCCGTAGAGATACAGCTCCGGGGCTGTTTGAAATATTGAGTTGGTGGTGACAGTTGATGAAAGATGATCCGGGGTAAAGTAGTAAATCATCCTCAGCGTGTCGCCTGAGACCTGCGTGGGGTTTGGGAACACAAGAAACTTAGATTGCTCTCGCGCAAAAAACTCTGGAGCCTGACCAGATCTAGGGATATAGGAGTGCAACTCGGTTAGGCTTATTCGACTCAGAGGCGCGTAGTTCCAAAATAGATCTTTTACTTCTAAATAGTCGTTTGGAATAGTGGCGTAGCCGTCTGAACCCAGAGTCAGGTCCACCGTCTTCTCGTTGATGGGCGCTCTAAGCTCATGGAAGATTCTATTCTCCGCAAGCTCGATAAAATCTGGAATGACCGACGATAAATCTTCTCTGTTCAACCAGTCAGCTACTGACAGTTTCAATCCATCATAAGTAGTGAGACTCATAGTCTACCGCCTCTTGTTCGCAAATACGCATACTCTGGCGAGTTAAGCTTTTGTTTGATTTTCTTTAAGCAGTCTTGCGAAGGAGCCATGACGTTTATGCCTTCCTTCATCCAATCTACCACTAACACCATAGGTATGCTGGCTACTCGCTCAGTCTCACCCCATGCGGCGTGTTTATCTATTTCGTTAGATCGCGCAATGTTGTCTTTGATTATTGGTGCAATATCTTGTGAGTGCGAGATATGTAGTTTGTCTGACATCTCGTCGTGCTTAATTTGTGCTTTTAAGTCAGACATATAGAAACCCTTAAGTTGTCATTAAAGTTTTTGGTTGTAATTCTAGGCATGTAAAAGGGTCGAGCGCCCAAGGTGGAGGGGCTGCCTTGGGCGCTCTGCTCTCAGGGGAGTGAGAGTTTTTTTACGCGGTCAGTGCGTCGATCTTGCCGCTCGCCTTGTCGTTCTCACACACTAATGTGAGTTCGGTGAGGAGCTGTCTTTTATCGCTGTCGCCTGTTTTCGCCAAGACAGTTGTTGTCATTGGACGAAGCACGGCGCGAGACCAATACTCTGGATCAATGATCAATGCGCTGTTAGCTTGCTGCTGTCTTGAGGGAACCACAGAAATGGTCCCGAACGGAGTAACCAAAATATCCACCGCTGACACTACTGTTGTGCCGGTGCCAAAATCACGTTGGCGACCAGAAGCCGTAGCAAAACCTGCAACTACTGAGGCGTGTGATGGGGTTACCTGCATCTGCGTTGGGTTGCCCCCTTCCACAAACACTTTCTGCATCACATCCAAGACTAACGCTTCTGTTAATGCGCGGTTCGAACCAGCGGTGTTAGTGGTGGCAGAGCTGATTTGATTTTGCGCGGAGGTCAATTGACGTGCGGTTGTGCCGTTCCCAGAAGTCCCGGACTGACCATTTCCTACCATAGCAAATTCGATGTCTCTCTTGCACTCCTTGCCTGCTTTCGCAATCGCCAGAGCCAAATCGCTAGAGCGACCATACGCCTCTACCGATTCTGCTGTGCCGGATACCTGTACTACCTTACCGAAGATCTGCGTGTTGGCAGTTTTAACTTCTTGGGTTACCGTTGAGGCAGCACCTGCGTCCGCTCCTTCAACAAGCGCATTCGCCGCTGGTGTGGCAAGCGAGTCTTGGAGCCATTGGTGCAGTGTTGCTTTGGCTGTTGATGTTCCAATACTGGAAAGGAAAACAGTATCCGTTGGGGATATGTCATAAATGATGTCTTCGACATCTTCTTTTTTACCGACTTGGTCAAAAGTTTTTAGGGTATTTGCTACTACTGGCATGTTAATTCATCCTGCTCAAAAGGGCCGCTGCCGCGTCGTTAACCGAGCCTGTCTTCTTCAATCGCTCTCGCGTTACGCGGTTGCTCTCGGTTTCAACAGCCTTGGTCGAGTCAGCTTTGCTGCCAGACAAAGTTTTAGTGGCACTTGGCTTAATTTTCTTTTTAGCCGTTACCGTTTTTGCCTGATCAAATTGCATGGCCTTCCACAGCGCGGTAATCAATCGGTGATCTGAGACCTTATTGAACTCCTCACCGCTGACACCTAACTCAAGAGCATATTCTCCGATCTTATAATAAAGATCGTTATTCCAATTTGGGATATTAGTTTTCAACACAGTCAAACTGTCAGCGGCAGCTTCTTTATTCGCTGCTTCAGTTTGTTGCTGTTGTTGAGCTTGGAACTGGTCTGCCTGCGCCTTGATATAGTTGTAGGTAGATTGTGTCTGCTCATAGGCCGCCTTGGCCTGCTTGTATTGATCAGGTGTGTCGATGGCTACCTGCTCCCAGTTCACGCCTTCAAAACGTGAAAGGTCAGCTCCAGCCGCCGACATCAACGCATTCATGGTCGCTTCAGCTTCTGCGGATTTAGTTTCTAGATCCCGTTTTGCTGTCGCTATATTTTGCGTTTTTCGTGTGTAGTCACTCTGGCGTAAGTACCCCAACTTTAATTCTTCGACGGAGACGGTCTCGTCACCGACAGTAAATCTTAGCTCTTCTTCTTCGGAGTCTTCCGCTTCTGAGTCCTCGGTTGGGTCGGTTTCGACCTCCTCGTCTTCTGCGGTTTCGTCTTCAAGTACATCTACAACCTCGTCTTCTACAATGGCTTCGTCAGCCTCTTGATCGGATGTCTCGCCAGCTTCAGGTTCGTCCAGATCGGACTCCAACAGCGCGGTCAAACGTTCAATTTCAGTTGGATTAAGAGAGTCCGTTGCGGTTTGCTCTGATAATTCTATGTTAGATTCAGCCATTTTAGACCTCATCCTGTTGTTTACGCAACTCTAAGTTGTTGATTAATGTAGCAAATTGCTGAACGAACATCTGTCCAGCCTTAAACATCGCGTAGAGCCTTTCGCGCTCTGCGGGTGCATCCACCGGGGTCTGCAAAATTTGGTCAACAATCCCCTGATTCATCATTGTAAATGCTTCATTGAAAACAGCAGAGTTCATCATTGCGTTTGCCGCGTCTGCCTTACCCTGTATTTCGTGCATTTCCATCTCGTCTATCGTGCTCATAAAAAGTCCTTCTCAGGTTGCTTTGGTTTCTTTGTTTTTTCTCCGTCCTCGTCTACCGGCGCAGTCTCCTGCGCCTTGTAGGCCTCGAAGTCTTTCATTGCCTCTTTGTAAGTTGGCCTTGGAGCCTTACGCTCCTCGGCCTTCTTCAAAAAAGCATCAAATCTGCTTAAATCATCCAATGCTGACATTCCTCTTCTGCTCCCTTTCAATTTCCAGTTCCGCTTGATCGCGCTCGATGTCGTGCAAGTGCTTCTCTGTGTCCAGCATCAAACGAGCTTCTTTCTCTTCCTCAGTGAATTCCTGCTTCTCCAATTCCAATATCATGCGGTTCTGTTCCTTCACAACATCCAGCTCTAGCTGGCCCTCAAGCACCGACACCTGACGAGCAGTCATGCCAGCGTTGAATTTCTCGATCTCTTCCTGACGCGCCTGCATCTCTTGCTGCTGCTGTTGCATTTGCTGTTGCTGCTGTTGGAAGGCCGGATCGTTTGGATCTTGCAAGAAAGACGCACCATCTTTTATGTTCAGCAGGTCAAAGGCGCGAGACAGCAGGGCGTGCCTCTGCTGTGGGCCGTATAGGCCTCCAACGCTCGGATCTTGTGGGTTCATTGAAAACTGCTGGTCCAGACTTAATAACATCTGGGCCTCGTTAGCCTGCTCCTCTGGTGTGAGCGCCACAGCAACCGTCATCTCGGTGCGGTCACCAAGCGCCGAGGGCGTTGCTGGTTGGAACTCGCCGTCTAGCTGTAGCATCGCCGTCTCGTTCTCATATTCCACACCTAGGCGGTATATGTCCTGCATCAGAGGCTTAAGGAAGTTTTCGGCAAAGTTCCTGCACATCACCATGATTCGCCGGTTGGAGGCGTTCATAAACGTATTGATTAAGTCGGAGCTGTTCTGCTTGCTGACCGCAGTTGTGTCCATACCACGACTCATTCTGCTAGAGCCAGATCGCTGCTCTTTTTCTTGCTCGAAATTCTCAATTGCCGCGTAGACGTTGCTGTTTAGCTGCGGGGTGGGCAGTGGCCTGACCACGCTTTCAGGGTTCGGAGACATAACGTCAACAACCGCACCGACTCTGTTGTCTAACAGGTCGCGTGGGTTCTTGACCAGTGACAGGTTGGCTACCCACCTAGAGGTCGTAGTCAACATCAAGTGATCGACCACGCCGCGCTTCAGGCTCGACATGGTCTTCTGCAAGTCACATAACTGGTCCGCCAGCGACATGCCATAGAAGCGGTGGGGCAACGGGAAGGGTGTGAATGTTCTAAAGGGCATCTCGCTCACTAGCTCCATGTCCAACATGACCCGGCGGCTGTGCAAACACTTGTAATAGACGCAGGCGTTAATCTCTGGGTCGTAACGCTTTATGTAAGACTCGTAGAGGGTGACGTACTCCCGATCCTTGCTGTCGTTGGAACCAAAGTTATCAGCTCGGTTGCTGTCGATGGAGTCGCGGCCCAAACTACCGTCCTCTTTAAACGTGTCATCGTTATCGAGCTTGGCGACTACATCTTCTTCAAAGCCCTCTGACAAAAGCTCTCCACGGGTCCGAGCCATTCGGTGCGAGCAAAAGTCGCTGTCCTCGACGGTTTTTGCCCGTGGGTTGATCAAGAAATCTTCAGGCTCCACGGTCTCAACACATACCTTGGATGTGTCGATTCTACGCTTTGTGGTGCCACTGAAAACGAGCTGCGAGTAGGCGGTGCCGGTCTGCTCGTCTAAAACCTCAACAGACTCCTCTACCAGCTCAACAAGCTCAACATCTGGGGCCGACAACATCAGGTTGAACTCGTTCTCACTGAACTGCTCAAACTCTTCCATGTCATACTTGTAGTCAGCTTTCCAATAACGCTTAACAACCCCTGTTTTCGCTACCAGCGCGTCGTGGATCACATCCGCTAGGATCTTGTGTCCGTTGTTCTGCCTATAGAAGTTATAGTTGGTCCATGCTGTAGCCAGCCGGGCAGTGTTTACATCGTCAGAAGACTGTGGGTCGAATCGGCATATATTTTTGTCGGCGCTGAATGTCTCCAGCATCATGGCCTTCACAGCCTCGACAGCATCAAAAACATCACGCGATACATGGTGCGATCTGCCACGGACCTCGTTACCCATAGGCTCGCCGTAGTAATATCGGTGGGCCTTATCACGCTGGTGTCCTACCTCAGAATTAGCATAGGTGTCCGCTGCGTCTATGTTTCTTTCTAACGTCGAAAGGATTTCTCGCTCGTCCATCTCAATAGTCATATTCATTGCTCAAATATCCTTCTTTGTTTCCAA